ATAGGCCAGCCGGATCATCCGTCCCACGAACCGGTCGGAAACTTTCTCCGCCGCCGCGATGTCCTGGATGGTCGACGCCACCCCGGTCTCCAGCTGGCGGCGCCACTTCCACGCACGCGCAACAGCGCGCAAAACGTGAGGGCTTTGCGCCCTGCCGTCCCGCAAGCCTGCATCCTCCGGCGGCAGGATCTTCGGCCGCCCGTTGCGCCTTCGGATCGTCAGCGGAATTACGACCCGGATGGTGCCGGAGGCGATCGTCATGCGCGAGCCTCCTGGTGGCGAGGCATCAGCATATCCCGAACGACCGATCCGAGACCGTCATTACGCAGATCCACCGCGATGCCGCTCGTGCCGACGGAGACGCGATCGACCAGCAGGTGAACGATGCGCGCCTGCTCGGCAGGAAACAGCGCTGCCCAGAGTTGGTCGAAACCGGCGAGCGCGGAAACAATCGCCTGCTCGTCGACTGTCGCGTTCTCCTTTCGGAATGCCTCGATCGTTCGGGCGGCGATCTCGGGCGCGCGGACCATGCGGCGAATTTCACCGATGACGACATCCTCGACCATCCCCGCTGGCAGCCGCAGCGGTCCCGCCCCCTCGCCAGTGGCTCGGTTTCGGATCAGATCCATCGATGTGTAATATCGGTAGAGCCGCGAACCCTTCTTCGTCGCCGTGGGCGTCATGGCGCTGCCGGTTTCGGTGAAGATGATCCCCTTCAGTAGGGCCGGCGTCTGGGAACGGGTGTTCGATGCCCGCAGCCGAGGGCTTTGCTGAAGGATGCCGTGGACCTTGTCCCACAGGGCGCGATCGATGATCGGCGCGTGTTCGCCGGGATACGGCGTGCCTTTGTGGACGGCGTCTCCCAGATAGACGCGATTGTTGATGAGCTTGTAGACGAAGCCCTTGTCGATCGGCTTGCCGCGCTTGTTGCGAGCCCCTTCGGCCACCAGCGCCCTGGCCAGCATCGTCGCCGAGCCGATGGCAACAAACCGCTCGAAGATGTTCCTGACCATCGCAGCCTCGACCTCATTGATGACGAGCTTGCGGTCGCGTACGTCGTAGCCCATTGGCACGTAGCCGCCCATCCACATGCCGCGCTTACGCGAGGCGGCGACCTTGTCGCGGATGCGCTCACCGATGACCTCGCGCTCGAACTGGGCGAAGCTGAGCAGGATGTTCAGCGTCAGTCGGCCCATCGAGGTCGTGGTATTGAAGGACTGGGTGACCGAGACGAAGGTCACCTGATTGCGCTCCAGGATCTCGACCAGCCTGGCGAAGTCCATCAGGGAGCGTGACAGGCGGTCGATCTTGTAGACCACGATCACGTCGATCAGCCCCGCCTCGACGTCGCCGATCAGGCGCTTGAGGCCAGGCCTTTCCAGCGTGCCTCCGGAAAAGCCGCCATCGTCGTAGGGCTCGCGGATCGCGGCCCAGCCCTCCGCCTTCTGGCTGGCGATGTATGCCTCGCAGGCTTCGCGCTGGGCATCGAGTGAGTTGAATTCCATGTCGAGCCCTTCCTCGCTCGACTTGCGCGTGTAGATCGCGCACCTCTGGCGTCGCGGCATCTGGATGACGGTATTCGGTGCGCGGCTCATCGCGGATCCCTCCCTGCTTCGCGTAGACCGAAGAAGCGGTAGCCGTTCCATTGCGTGCCGGTGATCGCCCGTGCCACCGCCGAGAGCGATTTGAACTTGCGCCCCTGCCAGTCGAATCCTTCCTGCATCACGGTAACGGTATGCTCGGCGCCATCCCATTCGCGCAGGAGGCGCGTGCCCGCGACCGGGTTGCGGCAATCGGTGATGATTGCCTTGCGGGCGATCTTGCCGTCGATCTCGTCGGCCAGCATGTCCAGCATCCGCCGCGTCTCGCGCGAGGCGCCGCCGAAGCTCAGTTCCTGTATGCGGTAGGCTAGGCGCAGTTCGAGATAGCCACGGCTGTTGTTCGGCGCGGGTATCGCGAAAATAGCCACCCATTTGGCCTTGAGTTCGCCGACCGTCATCTCTTTCAATGCCGCGAGTTGAGCAATCACGCTCGCATCCCCGGCGGCGGGCTGCTCCTTCCGCCTTGGCTCCAACTGAACCCTTTTCGTGCGTTCCGCCATCATCGCTCTCCGACTCGGTTGTGTGGTTTGCGACGACCACGTCCGCTCTTCAGGGCGAGAATGTCGAATGAACTGTCTCCGCCGGCGGCAGATAAAGCACTCGACTGTTGGGGCTGAATACGCCTCAGCCCACCAGCAAGGATGCTCGCGAGTTCATTGAGGCGTTCGTCCGCCGACATGCGGTCGGGAGGCACTGGGTTGGGGCCGGATAGAGCGTCGTGCATGGAGACCGTTCGCAATCATAATTGCCTAGCAAACGCTTAGATGTACGAGACAGATAAGCAAGATCTTTCAGATGCTTATCGTGGTTCTTCGAAATCATTAGAAGTGATGCGCAAGAACAAATGACCGGGATCACGGATTGCGCCGGTTGCCACTGTCGCTCTTCGCGGCGAGCCACTCATTGAGCTTCGACCAGCGCCGCCGCCCCGACACGTTCTTCACCGCGATGGCGACAGCTTTCTTTTGGCCGACGAGCACCACCAATCGTTTGCCCCGGGTGACGCCGGTGTAGAGCAGGTTCCGCTGCAGCATCGTGTAGTGCTGGGTCAGAACGGGAATCACGACGGCGGGATATTCGGAGCCCTGGCTTTTGTGAATGGTCGCGGCGTAGGCGGGCACCAGCGTGTCGAGTTCGCCAAAGCCATAAACGACAGCGCGCCCATCGAAGCTGGCGGTGAGTTCGCCGTCGTCTGGATCGACATCGTCGATGTAGCCGATGTCCCCGTTATAGACTTCCTTGTCGTAGTCATTCTCGATCTGCATGACCTTGTCGCCGGGCGCGAAGGTCCAGCCAAAGCGTTCGACCTTTCTCTCGCCAGCCGGGTTCAGCGCTTTTTGCAATTCGACATTGAGCGATCTGGCACCGACGCCGCCACGGTTCATCGGACAAAGCACCTGGATGTCGCGGATAGGATCGAGACCGAAGCGCTGGGGGATTCTGGTCTGCACCAACTCTATGATCCGCTGCACTGCGGCTTCCGGATCGTCAGCCTGCACAAAATAAAAGTCGCTCTCGCCTTCGGGCTTCGTGAGGTCAGGGATCGAACCCTGATTGATCTTGTGGGCGGTGGTGATGATCCGGCTCTGTGCGGCTTGTCGAAATACCTCGGTGAGACGCACGACTGCGACGGCGCCTGACGAGATGACGTCTGCCAGCACCTGGCCAGGGCCAACGGAGGGCAACTGGTCGATGTCGCCGACGATCAGCAGAGCGGCATTGTCGGGCGCGGCCTTCATCAAGGCCTGCATGAGCATCACATCGACCATTGAGGTTTCATCAATAACCAGAAGGTCGCATTCGAGCGGGTTCTCTGCGTTGCGTTTGAAGCCGCCGCCTTTCGGATCCACCTCCAGCAGGCGATGGATTGTTTTCGCCTCGAATCCCGTCGCCTCTGTCATCCGTTTGGCGGCGCGACCCGTTGGCGCGCAGAGCAGCAGATTGACGCCCTTGGCGCTCAGGATCCGCAGAATCGAATTCACGATGGTCGTCTTGCCAACACCGGGGCCGCCGGTAATGACCAGAACTTTCGATGTCAGCGCCAGGCGAATGGCGGCGACCTGGCTTGCCGCCAACGACAGGCCGGTCTTTTGTTCCACCCAGGGAAGCGCCTTATCGGCGTCAATGAACTGCCAAGGCAGCGTTCCATTAGCCAGGGTTGTCAGTCGCTCAGCGATAACCTGTTCGGCTCTATAGAGACCGGCCAGGAATACGCATGGCGTCTTGCCGACGCTCGCGGCTATCACCGTGCCCTCGGACAATTCCAGATCCAGCGCGGTCTGAACCAGCTCCTGCGATATCTCCAGCAACTCGACAGCGAGGGAAACAAGCTCGGCGTTCGGCAGGCCGCAGTGGCCATCGTCCATGGATTCCGTCAGAGCGTAGGAGATACCGGCACGCACCCGGATCATCGCCGTCTTCTCGATGCCGAGCTTCATGGCGATAGCATCGGCGGTCTTGAACCCGATCCCACGAATGTCGCGAGCCAACCGGTATGGGTTTTCGGTCATCACCTGAACGGCATC